CAGTCGCTGGAATCATTCCAAATGAACCATTACCAAAATAAATATCTAGACCTCCAGTGATTCCGGTCTTAACAAGATATCCCTTGGTTCCAACTTGCATATCATATAATGAATCGTATTTGCTCCACAATTCACTATTAACACTAATCCGAACTGAGTCGTTATCTGTTGGTTTTTTAATAATTACGTTAAATGATTGTAGTTTTTCACCAGTACCTGTTAGAGTCTGCCTTTCAATTTTACCTTGAATAACAGGTATGTACAAATAATCAGGACTACTCTTTTGAATTACAAATTGGTCATTGTTTGTTTTTAAGATATATTCTAAACCATTTTTACTTGCCTTAATTACTGAATTTGCAGGAATATTTAAAGTGTCTCCTTCAATATCATTAAATGCACTTGTATTTAATCTTATTTTTAATTCACCTAGAGCAGAAGAACCTCTAAATGAATCGTGTCCTGCAAGTCTTGCAAGTCCATATATAGATTCTGGGTCCTGTGCTGTTAATATATTTTGTTCAACTGTAGCATCTTCAATATAAAAGAATACTAAATTAGTAATTTCAGCTAGCACTTCAAGTATTTGAGAATACGGTGAAGCGGTTGTAAATAAATCGCTTGATCGCCCATATACTCTTGAAATATATGTTCGAGTATCGGCAATCATTTCAGTAGCCTTAATTCTGGCCTTTGATAAAAATTTTAATTCAGTCATCTCATTTATTTTTTTATATAGCGATGGTTATTCCAAACCTATAATCAATAGATATATCTATAAAAACCATATTTTTTTCGGTTAATTCCGCAAATTCAACAGTAGTATGGACTGGTATTTTTGCAGCTAATGGAATGTATCGCTCAATTGCGCTTTGGACTACTCCTTGTAACATCGTATCATTATACATAAAGGAATACACATAATCTTCAAGGTTAAGCCCAAATTCAGGGTCTCCCATCACATCACCCTTTTCGGTAAATATCAATGTTTCAATTTGGGATATTATTAGGGCAATATCTTCATCGATTTGTAATTGATCTTCATCGTAATTAGGGTCTTCTAGTGATTTTATGTACAATTCCATAATAGTATATATTTGTTTAAGAATGGAACATCCAGTCGGTACCTTCGTCGCTTTTAATTTCTTCAATTAATGAAGATAGTTCCTCTTCACCAAGTCCTTTAATTAGGTCTGGATTAATTTGAATATTTCCAGGAAGAGAGAATCCAAATATTCCAAGTTTTTGTCCTAATGAGATTTTAATCTTCGCAGAGCAATATCTAAAAAATGCTTCATCTCCGAATAGAGCGCATTCCGGAATTGTTTGGTAAACCTTTAAAATAGTATCTTTTTTAGGAGTTTCTCCCATAAATTTTAATTCGTGAGTAAGTTGACTATAGTGGAAACTATAAGGATTTTTAAAAATCTGTCTAGCCATATCAAAAAACATTTCATTGATTACGTAATATTGTAAATTTTCTGCAGCCTGTCCGGTTTTAGAACCTCCGTATATTCCACCCATTAACATTCTCTCAATTGCGAAATCTCCTTGAGTAAAGTTAATATCCATACTTCCACCCCAGGTATTTCCTCTTTCAAGCACTGCAAATACTGAAAATATTTCACCACCACCGGTTGTCGGATTCATTCCTGGCAGGGTAAAACTTCTAGTTAATTTAAAATGAGGCGTGTCAAACATCGCCGCTGGAATTACCAAGAAGTTTTCTTGAACTGAATACTCGTAATTTTTATAAAACCATTTCTTTGCTCTTTTAACTATATTTTGAACCTCTGTTTTTGGAAGATTCATTGGAATCATACATGAACCTGTTATGTCAGCCGCAAGTTCATCTACAAATTTATTAAAACAGTCCGTATCCCATGTCGGATCTAGTAGACTTGAATTTCCAATTGCTGTTATATCACTCATCTTTTTATTTTATTTTTATATTGCTCTAGACTTAACAATTTCAACATCGTTAAATTTAGCCAGTTTTTTATCAAACGAACCCTCTCTAAAGATTCCTCCATTCATTGTTCCTTTAAATGTTCCTTTTCCATATACATAACAGTCGTTCGCAGTACATGTTCCATGAACATATGAACCGTCTAATTTGGAACTATTAATTTGAGTTGATTGATAGAAATTACAATAATGAATATCAGAACCACTAACGTCGCATCCGTATATATCACATTCGGTAAATTCTCCTCTTAGGAAACAACTTACAAATTCATACCCTCTAAGGTCAACACAATATTCTAAACGACCTCCGTTTACTTGAATTTTACCAGAATCAGAATCATAGTTGATATGTCCCTTACTAAGGTCTCCGTGTGTAAATAATCTCATCACACTACTTTTAACTGCATTCCAGTATAAGTCAACTACTTTAGGATCGTCTTTCAAATCAACGGTAAACTTGACGTTTTTCCAATTATCTTTGATCGTTTTCCAGTCCCTTCTAGCGTCGATTATTCTTTGATTATCTGCAACTATCTTTTTTAATTCAATTGCATTTAATTCCGTAAAGTCTGGATTTTCAGTTGATTTCCATAATTGAAGTAAGAAACGGTCAACTAAATAGAGAATTGTAGTTGTTTTCTTTTCCCAGTCTTTTCCTCCAATATAACGGAATTCAAGATAGTTTTTATGTCTTTTATCAAAATTTATCCCGTAGTATTTTGTATCAGGGTAAATAAAATTCTGTTGATTGATATGTTTTCCATCAAAGAAATATGTGTCCTCTTTTGGTAGGACAAATTTGATAGATTTTGCGTATGCTGAGTTTTCTCTTTTAGGAAAGAATTTGAATACTTGCTCTTCATTAAAATCTAAAATGAATTTAAGAACGTTCATCTTAGAGATACGATACTTGTTTTCAATTTTTGATTTATCAAATGAAAGATTCAAATGTATTGAAGACCTGTCATTTGTATATCCATTCTCTTGAATCCATTGACAAACATTAATTATCATTAGTCGAGCGGCGGTGTATGGAAGGGCTCCAGTAACCAATTCAAGAAGTTTTGCTCCACCTGACATATCAGGCTCTATTTTAAATTCATCACGAGTTACTTCAAAATCACTATGTGCTTTGTCCTCGACATGAATCTTTTTGCCAAGTAATTTTGCAAGTTTTTTTGCAGTATCTTCAGCACTGAAATTTGAGTAAAATTCAAATTCAACACCAACAAGGGCATTTTGCAAAATATTAGATTCATTCAGATTATTCATTCAATTTAGATATATTAACTTAAGTTAGATTATATATCCAAGTAAAAAATAACTATACCATAGAATCCCGTTTTGCCTGTAGTTTTTTAAGTTCTTTTTGCCAATTAACTACATACTTTAATTTCCATTCAATATTCATATGCTTCCATGATGCTATTTTACGAGCAATTCCATTTTCACGTTCTGAATTATAGAATGCCTCATTGTCATTATAATTTTTAGCGGCTTCTCTTTTTACAATGTCAGACCATGTTGGCCATTCATACCAAGATTCTTTTGGATCGTCTTTAATGGTTTGAATGATTTCAGCATCTGTTAATTTAGAATTTGTATTGGCATCTTCAGATGTTTTTTTAATTCTTATTTCATAATCTCTGATTTCTTTGCTAATTTTTTCAATTTTAGACATTTTCTTAATCTTCTCAGAATATTCTTTAGCAATTTCGGTAGCTCCAGTTTTTGGAAGGTTTGTTTTAACAATATATCTATAATGAAGTCTTTGGATATTATGTCCTCCTGCGTAAATTGCTTCAGTTGCAAAACTATAAGTAGTTTCTCCTCTTTGGATTTGAGAAGCTATCTCAATATTTCCTTTAGCGCTCTTACGAACATTCATTGATAACAGTGAATCGGTTGGTAGTGTATACATTTCAATAGATTTAACCATATCATAGGTTAAATTGATTCTAGCATACTCTCTGTCATATTTGGTAAACTCCTGTTTAAAAGTCTCTACAAACCATTTTTCGGTTGCAGCTAGCATCTCAACGATGGTAGGCTCCAACGAATCTAAAATAACGTTAACAATATTGTCTTGATTTGACTCATTTAAGAATTGTCCGTATGTTTTAAATTTGTTCATGTTTTATATATCTGTTTTAATTATAATGTAAATATAAACAAAAAAACCCAGACTTAAAAATCTGGGTTGTTAATTTTATGTTAAAGTTATTAACAATTATAGTTTCAAGAATACTTTGCGGGTTGCAACATCCATTCTTGTAATCTGAACCGTGATACTATCATTCTTTGCAAGTGAATCTACTTTAACATTATCAGGAAGCTCTGAAACGTGAAGTAGTCCAACAATTCCATCTCCAACATCTACAAATACTCCGTAATCTTTTACAGATTTTATTGTACCTTTAACTTCAACTGGAAAGCTTTTGTATTTAGTTGCAACATCAGCCCATGGATCGTTAATTTCGACATGCTCTAATTGAGTCAACGTTATTTTATCATTGTTGATTATTTCTTTAATCTTAAACTCAATAACATCGCCTGGATTAATTTCTCTAGCCTTATGTTTTCTTGCCATTTCAGGGTTTAAATCATTTGCATGAATCATTCCAGTTAAACAATTATCAAATTCAACAAATACCCCGTATTTAGTAGAACCCGTTACGTTACCCTCTTTAGTTTCTCCAGGAGTATTTCTAAGGTCTTCAATAGCATTTGGAATAAGTGCTTGAAGATACTTTCGGTGAGATACAATTACTGTTCCTTTTTCAGGAGAGTAGCTCATTGGTACAACATACATTTGAGTGTTAATTACAGAACCAAAGTCTGCGAGTTTATTAATACCAGCAAGGGATCCTGGCATAAAGCAATCAACTCCTTGTACATTAACAAAGTAACCTCCACCTGGAATCATACTTGTTACAGTTCCCATATACGCGGTATTTCCATTTTCAGCAGATGCTAAAATATCTCTTAAAGTAGCGGCTTTAATACCAGCTTCTACAGAACCTAATACAAATCCTCTAGTACTTTTACTTTTTTCTGCGGTAATTTCAACTGCAATTTCAGTTCCAGGAACTAATCGTGCTCTTGAGATTGCAGATTCTTTTGACAATTGGACATACACCATTTCTCGATATCCAATATCGATAGATGCCCATTCCATGTCTACTGCGTAAACTTTACCAGTGTGCATTTCTCCAGCATGTATCGCATGTGTTTGATTATTTTCACTCCAGTGACTTTCCATTAAATTAAGAAGTTCTTGAGCGTACGGTTCTCTTGAATACACCTTAACACCTTCTGGCGCTTTTACATGGTGGTTTATCTTTCTAAGAGTAGATGGACAATCTGCAGAATACAAATCCCAATCGAAGTTAGAGATATCGTTAGATTGATTCTCTGTTTGTTTAGTTAAAACGTCTTGTGACATTATTTTTATTTTAAAAGGTTAATAAATTATTAAATTATATATTTGTTTTATAAGGCCAATGGTGAAAAACCGATCATTGGAACAGGACCACCGGGTGTCGGTATTTGTCCATTGTATAAAAACTTTAATTCTAAAAGATGTTTTGCACATGATACTGCAACTGCCGCGGAAACTGCTTTAGTAGCTGTTTGTAGAGTTGGCTCCATTTTAAATCTTTTACCAGTATTCCATGCCTTTCTTAAATCTGCACCTAACTTTGCTTCACTTCCATAATATATTGGAATGTACTTTCCAGGGGAGGGTATTAGACATGGTAATATAGGAGGGGCTGCAGCAAACGGCTGTACTGCCGTAGATTTCCAATAGTCAATAATACATTTTGACATTACGCAGTACGGATCATCAGCTCCACCTGGATTTTCAGCCTTTTTATTATCTTCTGCTATTTGATTAATATGTCTTATTTTTAGGTCTCTATATTTAACCTTTTCAATCTCATATTTAGTTAACTTTGCATTTATACGGCCTGGTTCGGTTCTCTTAGACCATTGGCTAAATGTTTCATTTCTTGAATTATTTCCATTATAGTTACCGTAATTAACGTAACCATTATTATAACTAGTAGTATTAGCTGCAATTATTGGATTTTTACTTGGTGCTCCTTTTTGATTATTATCAATTCCTTTAACATAGCTAAATACACATATTATTCGTGATGTAATCCATGACGGAACGTTATCAGGTCTATCGCTATGCTCTTCTTGGAATATTCTATCATTAGAATATTTTTCTTGTTTAATTTTATTTTTAAGTTTTATTGCACGAAGAGCCAATACTGTCAATTCTCTATTTAGTATATCTTCTTTTCCATCTGAATTACGATTACGGGTATTCAAAACCGATAATTCTTTTAGATTTATCTTAACTTTAGCCATTATAAATTCAATTGAATCAATATCTTTAATATTTTTAATATTTTTATTTGCAATATTAATATCTATAAGTCGCAATTCTACTGCAAGTTCAAGATTTAACCTTTCAATTGCCTGATTTCTTGAATCAGGCTTATATTCAGAATTGTTTAATCTTCCAATAGCTATTTCAACCCTTTCTATATAGATTTTTGCTTTAATTACTTCAATATATGCATATTTTTTTTGAATCTCCTGTGCCGCAATTAGTTGTTCATTTTTTTTAGCGTTATACGAATATACGGGTTTATTAAACACGTCATACGCTGCTTCTACCTTTTTTAAAGCGGTTTTAGCAGCATCTAATGAATATTGAGAATTAAAAATACTAATATTTATTGGTTTATTTGTGCTTGCGTTTGATATAGAAATTCCAGCAACTTTGGCTTCATTTTTTATAGATGTAACTTCTTTGTCAAAAAAATCTAAAGCTTTTTTACTTACTTTTTTGGCTAAATCTCCATGGTATGAAAGTCTATTAATCCAATCTAAATATTCTTCGGTTCCATCATTTTCATAAAGGACTCTATTTAAAAGTTCATCGACCTTTTGAGCTTCAGTCATTGGTTTTACAAGTTGAAAATTTGGAGAAGGAGCAACTGCCGGATCAACTTTAACTTCAACTGCTCTTGAATTTTCTTTTATTTCTATAGAAGCACTTCTATTAATATTTTTAATTTCTGCCATTTTAGATGCATCCATTGCACTAATAAAAGTATAATCATATTTGCCAGGATCAGTAGGAGCCAAGAACCTTACAACTCCCTGACTATCAGAAGTCAGTGTTGGTTGTATGATTCCATTTAATGAATATGTAAATTCGTATGGAGAAGTTCCATCGCCACCAAAAACTGACATTGTTACATATCGAAGTTCCGGTTGTCTATCGACATTTTCGGAAGTAATTGTTTCAGGAATTTCAGAACTAATGCCGATATCTCCAAAAATATTTATTTCCGGAACAATTGGCTTTGGAATTATACATGTTGTAGGAAACAGGGGGTAGAATTCGAAGGGCGTTATTGTTTGTTTATTCTTTATGGTCCACTCTTCAAAGTCACAATCTGGATTCATACTTAAATCTATTCCAGGAAGTCTTTGAAACATGTCATCGTATAGTGGGTTTCCAAATTTATCTTCTAATTGAGGTTCAAGAGATTTGAATAACATATTGAACGCCTTTTTAAACCCAGCTTCAAGTATAGGTTTTTGTCCAGATTTATGTAAATTTCCAAATGGAGTTTGTGCAGTTTTAACAGCATTAAAATATTCATTAGCAACAAACGTACCAATATCATCTGGACCTTTAGAAGTTCTACTGGCCAGTTTTTTGGAAAGGTTATTAATAAATATTGGCCACTGTGCAGGCATATTGAGTTAATTTATAGGATATTTATCCCAATTATTTATTCTTTTGCTGATATGTTATATGTGAACTTTTAAGACTTGAAACTGTCGAAGGAGTCGGTGGAGAAGGAGGACCTGAAGGGCCCGTTGGCGTTGGATGTATATGCGCTTTATAATCATCTAATAATTTATTTAACCATTTCTCTAGAGAGACTCCGCGAACTGCAGGCTCAGCCTCATTTTCGCTTCCCTCTCCGGTATTACTTAAGAATATGTTTCCAGAATCAAGGAATATTTTTTCACTTGTTGAAATTTTAATAAATCCCTTTTCATCAATTTGAATTAATGGACGTTCTTTAGCTCCGGTTCCTCTTGTAATTACCAATCCATCTTCAGGCGAATGATAGATTCTAATATTTCTTACTTCGTCGTATATTAATGAAACAACATTATGCGCTGCACCAGATTTATCAAGAACATCTGCTTTAAGGGCTTTGCTTTGGTTAATCTGAAACCAATATTCAGGGTGATAGAGATTTCCATTGTCAAAACGAACTGCAACTACAGTTCCTACATTTGGAGTATTGTGCGCACCTACAAGGTCTCTATTCATTGGCGTTGCCCATGGAATAGCATCATTTGGTAGTTTATCAAACTTACCAAACACCTTAACCCTGCATCTTCCCCAATTCTTTGGATCTGCGTTATCTACAACTTCACCTATCCAGTGAGTTTCTCTAAGGTTATCCTTTTCTAATTCGGTATCTGTCGCCATTATTTATAAATGTTACCTAAGTTATTAACTGCTGCTTTATTAAGTCCTTGTCCTATTGTAGTACCCGGTAGGATTCCATATACATTTGCTTTAATAGCTGCTCCTATATTTCTACCTGCTACGACTTCATTTAATGCAGTAGTAGAAGCTTGATCTGCCCTTCTTACAACATTTTGAAATACATTTTCAAATTTAGGAATTCTATTAATTGTTTCGTCTTTTAGCTTTTGAAGTAATTCCGCCTTCTTTTTTTCGGCAAGCGCCTTAAGGTCTTCTTTTGCACTCGCGACTGCGCTATCAATTTTACCTTTTATTTTATCTTTAGCAAATTCAAGAGGAGTTTTTGATTCATTTGAAAGCATTTCTTTGTCAGGGGCAGGAGACAATTGAGCTTCTGCGTAGCTTTGCGTAATGATTGCATTCAATACTCTTGCCTCTACCTTTTCAATTTTTTCATATTTAATACTAAGTGCCTCTTTTGCCATCTCAGGATTTTTACTAAGATCTGCAAAAATAGTAGTTCCGGATGCTAAATCAAACTCACAATATTTTGCTCCTATTAAAAAGTAAGGACGACCTTCTGGTCCAGAAATACCTGCATTTTTATTTTCAACATCAATTTTTGGCTTAAAATTACCGGGAAACCCTGTTATTACGCTTTTATCCATTTTTTTAGGAATTCCATTTACCTTTACATTTTCTACAATTGCAATTGAACGTACTTCAGTAACGTATACCCACATTCTAAACTTTCTTAAGTTGGCGGGAATTATATAACTCCATTTTCTCTCATCGAATATTGCTCTTCTATATAAGTGCATTAAACCTGAAATTGTAAGATTTAAAGATTCTAAGGTTTCAATTTCAAATTTTGCATCATCACCTCCAATATATGCGTTTAAAGGATCGTATTGTTGTAGTCTTTCAAGTCCCTTAAATGATTGCCAAAACCAAGGCAATTCAGTATTAATTGTTTGTAGAGTTTTTATAAAATTCTGTAAATCATTTAATCTTTCTGCATAAAATGTGCTTCCTTTGTCTCTATCTGCCAGATCTTTTAAAAATGCCTCAGCCCCTCCAGCAAGAAGTGGCGAACTTTCTATATCATAAAAATCGAATAATAGAGCAAAAGAAAGGTACGTTGGATCTTGGTAAGGGTATTTCTTATAGGAACCCTTTCTAAAATCCATTGTTGTTTTAAAATCTGACATGTATTATATATTATTTTTATTTAACGGTACTATTGTTTTGGAACGTCTACTACATTAAAGCTTATTGGTCCTTTTTTAAATGTTTTTCCTTCTGCCTTTAAGGTAACAATTAGTGTATATTTTCCTTCTTCCATAGGACCTGCTTCGGTCCTCATATCTATAAGAATTCCACCATCTTTTTTAACCCGCATTCCATTACTTTCGTTAATATCGAAACTATCTCCTAAACCAGCAACCTGATCTATTGTTGCACTAAATGAATCAAATACCAATTCGCCTTGTGGTCTATTTGCTGTATAACTTCCAGTTAGCAGAACATATTTGTTTTGACTTTGGAATGGAGACCAAGTATCTTGTTGAACATCTCCACCATTCATCGTAATATCGATCTTTAATGGTTCTTCTTTTTTAGGCGGTGCTGGCGGCGGCGGTGGAACCGGTGCCGGAGTTGCAGGCGGCGTAGGAGGTGGAGTTGCAGGCGTCGGTTTAGCAGCAGGAGGAGCTACTGTTTCTGGATTAATATTATTAATTCTGCTTGGCCATTCTCTTCTTAGCAATTTTAATTTTTGTTTAATAGAAGGGAAACCTGCTTTAAACGTATATTCAATTCCTCCAACAACATAATATGCTGATAAAAATTCATCAAGTACATATTCTCCAGGATCTACGGTTGACTTGTCTTCTTCTACAGTGGTATCAAATCCCTTTTCTTTTTTAGCAGTTTTTATAACTTTATCTGCACCTAATTTTTCTTGTTGGTTTGTATAAATAGCAATTGGTAATTTTTGATACAAATGAATTGCAGGATTAAAAGATGCCAATGAAACTTCAAGTGACATTTTTTTAACCTCATCCAAGTTTTGCGCATTACTTACTGCGGAATACTCGTAATTTAAGTGTGTGTGCGATGTTTCGGGATCTGCGTTTTTTCTACCAGTGTATTTAGTCTTGGTTTCACCTTTATATCGGTCTTCATCTCTTCGACCCTTCATAGGTTCTTCAAGGTCTGACATATTTTTACTTGCAAGCGGTTCAATATCATGACTTACCAATCCTTCATCCGAATCATTTTCAAAAAATTGAAGGGTTCTTTTATAACCATTCTTTTTCGCCTTGTCTCCGGTACTATTTGCTAGAGACTGCGCCTCTATAAATAAGTTAGTACCTGCGTCTCTCTTATGATTGGTTAGTATAAGTGGTTTTTTAGTTTGATTTGCAGCGTCTTCAGACCCATTTCCAGGAACATCATTCATTTCTCTATCATATGCTGCAATAACATCTTCAATAGTCTCTTCAGATTCTAATAGAGTGTTTAAATTTACATAGTTGACATAATAGAATTGATCAATACAATAGGCCTGAAAGCTATCCTCGTCAATATAGGAGTGTTTTACCAAATCTTCCAATGTATCAAATCTACTATTATAAGGTAGGATTAGGTTCATCTTATCATCAGCCGAATCAATGTTTGTTGCAACTCCAAGTTTTAAATCATTTGCAATTGATTCAATATGGTCTAAAGAAGTTCCTGTTCCATAAGATTTACATTCATCAGCATATAGTCCTGGAACTTTAATCCTTCCTGAAAAACTATACTTTCCTCCTTTAACATTTGAGTTTTGTTTAGGCTGGTCTGCTGTTGTAATATCAAAATCTATTCGAATATCTTTATATGACGTCTTCTCAAGAGTACCCATTCTAAAATTTATAACATCTCCATCTCTAGGAAACGTATCAATCGTAAATAGCCCTTGATTATCGGAAAGAGTAAGTTCTATAGTAGGAAGAGAACCATTGCAATCTAATGTCATGTTTAAAACGTCTTTATCACTAAAAACATATCCATTAATAGAAATCATTATTAAATAACCTTTACTTGTTTCTACTTTGGTTGCATCACCTTCTTTCTCACCAAACGATTCAAAAACTACCTCATCTAATTTAATAGTAGGCTCTGTTATTGTAAGAATATGATTGTTAATTGATGCCATTAAATTCTAATTTGACCGTTACCGATTTTAATATTAGTGTCTCCTTCTTTTAGGATATTTGGAGGCAAAATTTGTTTTGCTCCATTTGGTTTTTGTGCTGCCTTTCTTTGTAAATATTCAATCCTCTTCGCGTCTTTAACCGGAAGTCTTTTAGTGTCGACAAACTGGTCTCTAATTGAAGGTTCATTTGTTGTATTTAAGACTTTAATTTCTTTGACAGCTTTAAGAGCCTGTCTGTGGTTTGGAATCTCTAAAACGTCTCCTAATTTAATAGAAAATGGATTTGAAATACCATTCCATTTTAATATGTAATCACAATAGTTTGCGTTTCTATAATATAGTAATGAAATTAAATCAATTCTACCTACCTGATCTTCGGTAACAGTATGCTCATTTATTATTTCATTGTTTTCTAGAAATACAAGAGTAGGCTTGGTAAATTTGTACTTACCATCTATCATTTTTTTATTATTTAGTGTATCAAACTGCATTATCCGTTACTTAATTTTCTAAAGTTATTTACAAAGGTATCTTTACCTGCTCCTTTTCGATCTTTATTTCCATATTCATTGACATCAACTGTTTTGTTAATATCGGCAACATCATCAGGCTGGAGGTAAAAACGACCTCTTCCCGAGTTAAACATTGATTCAATTTCCGCTTTATCTCTTGGTCGACCTGGTTTTAATTTAATAACGGCGGTCATGTGTTCCGGAAAATCTTGTATTCCCATACCGCCTTCAAATGTAATTTCACAATCAGTCATACATAAGTTACCAATTACCATTATTGGATTAAGCGGATTCCCTACAGTTAAGTGCCAGTTTCCAGTTGGATCCCCTGTAAGTAATGAAGCGGCTGCTTGTCCTCCTTGTGGAGTGTTAAACATATCCATTGCCATACCTCCAATAAGATTATTTAAGAATTTATTATCTTTTAAGGCTCCTAGGGCTCCTCCTACATCTCCGTTCATTAATGCTCCCGCTGCACCTGCCATACCTGTTCCGGCTCCTTTAAACATTTTACCCATATCATCGACAATACTTCCGGCAAATCCAAGATAATCTCCTTCTCGAAGTTTACTTAAATTACCTAGAGGTTTTGCAACCGATCCATCTCCAATATATCTAACAGATCCTCCCCAGAAAGGAGCGTTGTTATATGTCAATGCCAAAATATTTGCAAGTTGGTCTAACATCATGATTTTAGGATTTGCTCCTTCAAATGCTCTAAGTTCATATTCAAACTTAATAGTAAATTCTTGTTCAAATTTAAGACCTTGCTCTCTAACCAATACGTTTTTAATAACGTTCATTGGTCCAAAAACATGGTTCGGATATGTAGCGCTAAATGAATCAAATCCTGCATTTTGTTTATTAGCATTAGCAGCTACTGCGTCTCTACCCGCACCTCCATTTGCCATAGCAGAAAGAATTTTGTTTCCCTCAACCATACTACCAAATTTTCCGGAACTGGCTCCTTGCTGAGAATTTAATGTTTGTACTGTTGATTCTGCATCTTTCCATGAATATCCGTTTGAGAATTTTAGTATGTCTCCCATTACATTACCAGGTGCTTCTCCAAGCCAAGTTACGGCTCTAGCAATATCTGGTTGCTGAATTTTTTCCATGGTTTTTCCATCTGCAGAAAGTGCTTGTGGAGTTACAATATCATCAGCCGCTGGATATGAGAATCTACGAAGTGTAATAAGCATATTGTTAGGGATTTTACCATAATATTTTGCCAATGCAAAATCTGAATATTGATACCTATACGCATAATTATCGGTAAGTGCTTTAGTTCTTTCTATAATCTGGGTAACAGTTGGATTTTGAAGGTCCTTAACATTTATTTTTTGATAAACAGTATTTCCCTTTTCGTTTGATATAAATCCGTTTTTAGTAGAGTCTAGTGGATTTCCTCTATAATTTATAAGTGAGTATTTATTAAAAGCAGAGTATGGCCTTGCTCCAATCGTTATTTTTTTACCTTCATTTCCTGGCTGAGTCGATTTATAAATTTCAGAATCAACAATATCGCTATAATATTTTGAACCTTTTTTTGAATTAAGTACACCGAAAGGAGCATCTTGCGAAGCTGCTCTTAATTGAGTTAAATTTGTACTTTTTTTATTTGTTGCAACGGGTTTTCCTTTTCCTTTTGAACCAGAATGCACACCATCAGGATTTGACCCATCTAAATTCTCAAGGTCTAATCCGGATACATTTTTAACGGCGCTAATAAAACCTTTTCCTATAGCGGAATCTTTAGTAGTTTTAAACGCCGATCCAGCTTTCTCTTTTACTTTATCAAAAAAGCCCTTTGCTTCAGCCATTCCTATTAAATATATTTGTTTAAGTATATATCACAGAAACAGGCTATTCTAAATTATCATAGTCAATAGATAGAGGTCTATATAATAATTTATCAAAGTAATCCTTTTGTGTTCCTGCTCGTTTGTCCAAGAATTTTTTAATATGTGCTTCAAATACTCCTCGACTTTCGTAGTAATATTTACCCTTTGAATACGCTGATCTAGTTGTAAGTTCATAAAGGTCTCTAATAGACTTTTCAACTAAGAAGTCTTGGATATTGTTCTGTAGCTCATTAAGTTCATCGTAAGTTCTAACACACATTACGGAGTCGACAACTATCAAGAAAGTTTCCCACTTTGAATCAATATAATTCTGGAGTTCTTTTATATTGGGTATGTTTGTTCTAGAAATTCTAAAGATTGTATTTCCACCCTCAAATGAACGGTCAAATTTCATATCAAACATATATCTTTTAAGAAAGTCTATGTCGTCGTAAAACTTAACGATTCGGATTTGATATCTGGGCATTTTATCATTGAACTCAATATCGTGGATTATTGCCTTAACGGGGAAAACAATATTGCTATATCTATTATTTGTTATTAGAACATTAATATATTCACCCTTTGAAAAAAGTTTATGTCTAATCATTTAGAATTAATTTAACACTGTCAAATTGAGATATTATTTTATCATCAATTTTTTTATTTTTATCGATGACGATTAAAGAGATTTGAAGTTCTCTTTCGGTATTTGTTTGAATTAATGTTTTGAAGTTACTTACAATATCATAATCAAGGTTTCTAAAAACATAAATTACGCGATCTACGTCCTTTGTGTCGGAACGCAAGCATCGCGTAATTTCATTTATTATAGTTAAACCAATTATTGAGTCATTCGGGTCCCCGCAGTACGGGTCAGCTTTAATAAGTTTATTTTTAATACTAAAAAAGTCGATTATTTTAGTCGACTCTTTTATTGTACCTTTAATAAACCTGTTAAAATCTCTTCGAGACGGACACCAAATGCAATCAATTTGTAAGTTGTTCATTAACTGTTAGCTTTCCACCCGATAATTTTTTAAGATCGGATTTAATAGCTTCTATTTTTTCATTTTTATCTTTATCATTTGGAATATAATCAACTCCCCATGATTCGATAATTTTGATTTGGTTTTTACTTTTGGAATTACCAAAAGAAAGACCTATGTCAATGCATAAATCTTCAATGAATTTAATTTTGGAAATTTGGTCAGAGAAATCATATACTATGGTTGATTCATAACTTTCGCCTCCAGCATTTATATTATCATCTACTACCGTTTTAATAACGCCGTTGTCTGCTAGTGTTATCTTAACTGTTTGCATTTAATCTCCCTATTAGTAGCTCTTTAGCGTCCTTCATTAATTTTCTAGCAGCTTTTTTATCTTCTCTAATAGTTTGTTTATTTTTAACAGCCATTATAAAAAATGCCTCGCTTAGCATTTCAATTTCTGCATCATTATAACCGATTTGCTTCCAGGTCTCTTTTAAACTTTCAGCTTTTTGGGCTAATTGTTCTTCTAATTGCTCCATGATTTTTTTTTCATGGGCCTCTTTTGCTGCTTTAGAACTTGCACGTAAACTTTCTCTTAATTGAATTCCTTCAGAGGAAAGAGGACTTAACATGTTCTTGATTTTTAAATAACCCATCGCGCTCAGTTGAGCTCTTCTTTGTCTTCTAGAGACTGTTGCTGTTTTAGCCATTATAGTAATTGTTTATAAAAGTTGATACTTCTTCAGTTAAATATTCTTGTAGTTTATGTATCTCAATTTGAGACACTGCCACTTTTGCAATGGTCTTAATTAATTCTTCTCTGTCCTCGTCTGCATTATCTATTAACATCTCAAATACTTTTTTATTTGGTATGTTTAAGTTAATTTTAGCTTCGAAAGGTTCAACATTCTTTTTCGACAATTTGTTAATTAATTGTTCTAATGGAGATTCTTTAGGTTTAGTAGGAGTTACATCCTGCGTATTTACTTGAGTAACATTAGGAGTTATATTAATTCCTTGTGCTATTGAAGACATTTGATCTGCTCCTGGAAATGGTATAACTCCATCTATAATTTCTTCTAGAAATTCAGGTAAAACTTCATTGTATATCTGAGATCCATCTGTAAAATATGTAAATTCTCCATCAATTGAATTAACTTCAACTATCTTACCAAAATTATCTCCAGTTTTCCACTGGTATTTTCTTACATCTTCTTTCACTAGTTCCATTTTTAGTGTATTTTTATAATTATATTGCTTTTTGAAAAAATGTTTCTTAGTCCAATTCAAAAAAGACTGAATCACTTTCATTTCGATATTTATTTTTAAATTTATCTATGTAATCTACAGACTTTGAACTACCTATTAATGCATCTACATTTTTAACATATCTTCTAAAAAAAGAAATACTTCCCTTACATTTAAGAAATTCTTTTAGAGCCTTTTTTTCAGGCACAAATATTTTATTAATACTCATTCCACGCAATTACTTGTTCAACTTCAATTTCTGCCTTTTTAAGTAGTTCGACGCCACTCATATCTCTATAATCTTCTGTGTAGTATACCTTTTTTATTCCAGCTTGTATTATTAATTTTGCACAATCAAAACAAGGGCATGTTGTAGTGTATAAATCAGCTCCATCGCAACTCATTGTAGATTTTGCAACTTTCATAATTGCGTTAGATTCTGCATGTAGGACTTCTCTTTTAGTTACATTTCGACATGCGCATCCTGATTCCGGTAATATTGTCCAACCGTTATCTTCTAAACGTTCAGCTTGTTCTGGAAAATCCCATCCTGTTGTTTCTAACATCTCGCATTCATTTTCGAATCCATGGGGAGTGCCATTATATCCAAACGAAATTACTTGTTTGTCTTTTACAATAACACACCCTACCTTTCGGCGTTCAGCATAGCTAAGTTTTGCGAACTGATATGCAACTTGCATATAAATTATTTCGGTCGGAATTTTTGGCATAAAAAAAGTCTATATATGTTATATTATATATAGACTTTTTATTTAGTTTACCGGTTGGACCGGAATTATTTATTTTATATCTTCAGCGTCGGTAGCAGCAGTAGCTTCTTTACTTTCATTAATTTTCTTACTGAAAGCCTCGCTCATTTTGTTTAAGCATGCTTCATATGCTTCAGACTCCATGTTTTCTTTCATTTCTTTCACACAATTAGCCGCCATACCTGCAACGAGTGATGCATTTTCAGCCATATATGTTTCTATAGTATGCTCATCATGCGCATCTTCTTCCCATGTTTTAGCCTCCGCAATAACTGCTTCATAACATTCTTTTAATAAGTCCGCAACTGGTTTGGTCTCTTCTTTGATTTTTTCAGCATCATCTCCGATAACTGCCTCTCCAGCCTCGTCTACTCCTTGAACCTCTTCTGCTTCCTCTTCTGCTTCCTCTTCAGATTTAACTTCAGGTGTTCCTTTAGCAACAATGTCTGCTTCTATTTCCTCGGCTCTGTCCATTTCTGAAACAAATTCCTCGAATTTTTTAATACTTGCCATAATTTATTTGTATTTTTGTTTAGATTTTATATATCTTTATTTTTTAAATAACTGAAACTGTCCGAAAGAAAATAGTCCCGAAGTTTTAAATAGTGTATCAATATAAAAAATACTGAACCTCCTGGCATCAGGATTATTGTTGCTAATCCGAGAGTCTTAACCAGATTTTTTAATTGGTTTGCAAACTTCTTACCCTCTTCATCAGTTAAAGGTCTGCGTTCGATTACACATGTTGTTAACAAATTTGACATTGATTTTGTTTCAACGCCCTCTTTTTTAAGAGCCTCTAAAAAAAGGTTAACATCCTTTTTAATCTTTTCTAATTCAATTGTTTTACTTTTCACTAAGTATATATTCTTAAACTAATTGCAAATCGGCAATATAGTCTTTTTGATATTTTTGAAGAGCCAACTCTTTTGCTTTGGCTTCAATTTCAATATCAAGTTCCATACCGTAAGTATCAATAAATTCATATAGGTAATCGGCATGGGCTCTTATAATAACAGAAGCATCCTCGTGTAATTTTTTAGCGCTTGAATAGTGACACAATTGACGAATGTCTTTAGGCCAAGTACGAGCTGCCAAAAGAAGAGCATCTTGTTCGGACATCGGGTCTTCATAACATCTATGGTGATGGTAGTCGAATGTGATTGGGGTACCAATTGCTTCGTAAATTCGGTAAAGGTCATTTACAGAGTATTGTGCAGGTTTATCGTCGTTTTCTAGGATTAAACGGGACTGGGCAGAAGGTGATAATAGTTTAAAGTTTTCGATGAACCTTAGGATTGCAGCCTCTTTGTCGCCGTACGAACCACCAACATGAATATTCATAGAATATTGTGGAGTTGCAGGAAGGCCCATGGTATCGAGTATAAATGCATGTTGATCCAATTCTTTGATAGAATTATCGACAGTTTTTTGATTTGGACTAGGAAGGACACAAAACTGGCCAGGATGAAAGCCAATACGTTGACCGTATTTTTGTACTAGAGAACCCGCACCTTTTAGTAGATTTGAAATTGTTGGCCAATTTGGCAAATCAGTAAGCTCGTATTCGGACATCCATGGAAACATGCTAGACGACATACGGTATAATGTAACGCCGTTTTTGTGATTCCATTTAATGATTTCTATCATGTCCCGGATGTTTGCTTCTGCAAGTTCTCCAGCATACTTGATACCTTTTGCGTCAAACGTTTTTTTAATCATTGAACGCCCGATTTTAATACCACTCTTGTCCAGAGTTAAATTTATGCAACAATATCCGTAGTTAGCTCCCATATATTTTATATAAAATTAATTTAAAAAGTTTATAGAGTTATGAATACCACCTCTTCTATGTTAGGTACTGATTCATACCAGATTCCATATTTACGTAATAATTCGGTAACAAATTGAGTATTGAAATGATAAACAAAAGAGAGACCCATTCTGTGCTCAGAAGGATTAATGTTTAAAAATCCGCAGTATTCAGGATGGGACTTGTCAAATTGATAATCATTGGCAATATCTTTAATAAATTGTTCCATTTCTCCTAGTGGTTCCTCAAAATATGGCATGCCAACGTTGTAAATTAATTGACAATAGAATTTAAGAGCACGAACATTTGTACTATCTGCATTTGCAATTGCTCTTTGTAAATCATTGTCTACAACTGCTTGAACAAATCCACCGCCTGCATATCCAACATTCCATCTGGTGCATAAGATTGAAGTTCCAATTTGAACAATGTGGTCATTTTGGCAATCTGCTTCAGATAATCCGGCATGAGCACCGTTTTCTTTAAGATAATTTGCAACTAGGTTTTTTACTACTTCTATTTTTTTAAAAGTTTCCATATTAATAATTTGTTTGAGGTTCGTATTTAGGGTAACGGTTACATGTATCGAAGATTTGCATAACTTTTGAAGCCATTTCGGTAGGTAATTGTAAGGCTTCAATTTGAATTTCGGCATATAAATATCCATCAAATAAACCGTACATCATGTTTTCCAGGTTTCTAGAGCAATCATTATCTCTAAGTTCTCTAATGATTTCCATGATTTCGCTTCTAGTTTCAGCGGCCATAAATTCGTGTCTGTCAAAATTTGTGTAACTCATAATATTTCTTTGTTTTAATTAGATATGTAAATATAATCAAAAAAACCCAGATCCGAAAATCTGGGTTGTTAAAATTATGTTAATTTTTTGTTAAAATTATTTCCAAAATATTTGCACACAAATTATGATAAATGAAAGAGCCAAACATATCAATGTTTTAGTATTTAAAGCCTCACCTGTTATTAAATATGTTAAAAGAGAGAAAGAAATCATCCCCATTACAAACCCAATAAATCTTCCAGGCCATAATTGTCCATCATAATATTCTGCAATTAATCGGGTTGCCTCTATAAAAATATATGATATTGTAGAACCTCCAATTACTGCTACTAAAACGGGATTTCTTTTAAACCATGGCCACATAAACTGACCATTTGTCTGGAACCATATAAACGATTGTCCAAATAAGAACAGCAGAATCCCATATATTAATGCTCTCAAAATAAGGTTCCTGTTTCGGTTAAGAGATGAGAGATAAAACTCATTCTATGTTGCTTGCTTGGACCCAACGACCTAATCGCATCAATATGCGAGCGGGTTCCATATCCTTTGTTTGAATTCCAACCATATCCCGGAATCTCAATATCCAAATCTTTCATTATAGCATCTCGTTCAGTTTTAGCTAGAATGCTGGCAGCAGCAATTGAAATATATTTATTGTCTCCTCCGACAACAGTCTCAAATGGGATTCCTTCAAATCCATGAAATTGGTCTCCATCAACTAATATAAAATCAAATTGGGCATCTTTTTGGACCCCTTCTAGACAGCGTTGCATTCCAATTAAGGTAGCTTTTAAGATATTAGTTGCCTCAATATCTTCGGGAGATATATGTTCAATGTGATATGCAATTGCGTTTTCCTCGATAATTCGACGAGCATCTTTTCGCTGTTGCTCATTTAATAGTTTTGAATCTTTGATTAAGGGGTTTTCAAAGCCAAATGGCATTATACATGCGGCAACCGTAACAGGTCCACTTAGTGAACCTCGGCCAGCCTCATCAATACCAATTTCTATAATTGATTCATCTCCAGAATAGGAGTGTTTAAGTAGTATTTGTCTGGTTTCCATCTATATTTTTTTATACGTATTATATAGATGGATTCCAGTTTGTTTCTATTTTTCAGGGTTATCAACTCTCCATTTGTCATATCTGTCTACAACGTCTTGAAGTATTTTAGCTCTTACAATATCTTTATTCTCAAAAACATGTTCTCCTGTTCCTCTGATTCCCTTCATTAACTGCATGAATCCTGGAAGACCTGCACTAGCTTTTGGTATATCATATTGACTAATATCACCAGTAACCAGAACTTTAGAATTTTTACCCATACGGGTAGTAAATAACATTAATTGTTTAAACGAAGCATTTTGTGCCTCATCTAAAATCATAAATGAATCATCAAACGTATCACCTCTCATAAATGCAAGTGGTTTAAATTCAATAGCACCTGAAGAGATTAATCCTTCGGTTAATTCGTCACCTACTATTTTTTTAAAGTTTGAAATATATGATTGCATGTATGGGTCAACCTTGTCTGCAATATCTCCAGGTAGGAATCCAAGTTTTTCTCCAGATTCTTGAATCGGTTTACATAGGATAATTTTTGAAACTGCTTTAGTTGCTAATAACCATAGTGAAGTATAACATGCAGTAAATGTTTTCGAGGTACCTGCTGGACCTGAACAGAATGTTATTTCATTTTTTTTTATTTTTTCAAAATAATCACATTGAGACGGTTTTAATTGTACGCCTACTAAATCTAATTCTTTTACTACTGTTTTTTTAGGACGTCCAATTGGAGCTTTTGTAGTTGTAGGTTTTGCCTTAGTCGACTTTGTTTTACTTTCCACTGTTCTTTTTTGCATACAAATTTGTATATATTTAATCACCGGTCATTATGACTAGTTCTTTTAATTTCTTGAGCGATTCGCATTTTTCATATTCCTCTAACTCAACAAAATATTCTATTAGGACATCTACGAATTTACTTCGCTGTCCAATTCCGTGTGGAATATCTATTGTGTGATTACCATCATTATAAACAACAAATCTATTGATGGTTTTAGTAAAATTCCTGGTAAGTATGTAGTAGCTCGACCTCATCAGAGAATCTCTTTCCTCCCCTGTAATATCTCCCATCTTGTTGTAATGTTTTTAAAGCGACATGAGTCACATATAATATATATTTTAACCGATAGAATTAAAGGTATCCGGGCTAAAAAAGGTTACTATATTATATTGCTTGATAACTTTCCAATTATCATTTTAAGTTCTTTACATTTTTCATAATCTTCATTATCTTTAAAAAAATTAAGAACCGTTTGTACTCCTTCTATTTTCTCTTCAATGGTTCCATCGTGCTTTAAGGCACCCATTTTACCATTAACAATAGAAGAGTACATTGCCTCCATCATGTCTTCTTTAGAGGCTTCGTGTAGTCTTTTTATAAATTTTCTTGATTCCTCCGGGCTTTCTTCTTCAATACTGCTCATTTGGATTTTTTATCTTTTTAAGTAATTCTATTTCGGATTCAGTTAAAGTTATAGGAAGAGTTCTAAGCTTTACCATAAGATTTCCAAATCCTTCTGAATTATATATTGGCATTCCTTGTCCAACAACTCGTAGTAATTGTGACTCATGCGAACCTTGAGGTACTTTGATTTTAATGGAATTTAGTTTGGTACGGATTTCGAATTCTCCTCCAAGTAGGATGTCAATCCAACTTAAGTTTAAATCAACATAGATATCACTGCCATTAACAATAAGTTCAGGGTCTGGTAAAACATTGACGGTTAATATAATATCACCAGGAGGTGCAGATCCATTCACAGGATGATTAGCTCCTCTACCTGGAACTTTAAGTTTAGTTCCATTCAGAATCCCTCGAGGTATATTGATATTAAATCCACCAGTCCCGACGTCAATATATTTTCTGGAACCTTCATAAGATTCTTCGATAGTTATATTAAGCGAGACCCTGATGTCGTATCCTCTTGCTTCTCCGCCGAATGATTGATTAAACATTTCGGCAAAATCGCCATTAAATCCTCGAAAAGCGTGTGCAAAAGGATTTGAGGTGTCTTGAAATCCACCACCAAATGGATTAAATCCACTAGATTGATTATCGTATTGCTGTTTTTTGACAGGGTCAGAAAGATTTTCGTATGCTTCAGATATTTGTTTAAACCGAGTGTCGTCTCCCCCTGTTTTGTCAGGATGATGCTCTTTTACAAGCTTCCTATAAGATTTTTTAATCTCGTCTGGAGTTGCATCTTTTGAAACGTTAAGAGTTTCGTAGTAATTCATTAGAGTTTATTTTTTGGAATTTCTAACTCTAACTGTTTGTTTAACTACTGGAATAATTGGTGCAGATTTTGACTGCTTTGCGCTATCTGCTTTTTTCTCAGCAATTAACTGGGCTTGACCTTTTCTATAGGTTGCAATTTCTCTCAATTGTTTGTTTTCCATGCAGATTGCAATTCTTTCTAGACTATCCGCAATCTTTTTTAAATATTCTTCGTTCATATCGATATACTTTATTAGTACATTATATATTAAAGAAAAAAGGTCCTATAGGACCTTTGCTTTCTTAAGTATCTTATTTATTTGCGCGCACTTTTCGTACTCTTCACGCTCTTCAAAAAGCTCTAACATATCTCCTAGAATTTTAACAATAGGTTTAATGTCAAGTTCTTGTTTTTCCATTAATTTAAAATCAACTCCTTTGGAAATTATTGATTCATAATTTTCATTTGCAAGTTTGATTTTTAAATCATACATTACGTTATTCATTTCGGCTTCTTTTTTAATAGTGTCGATTTCGTTTTCTTGTTCTTCGAATAAATTGTTAAAGTCTTCGTCCATGATTATAAGGTTTTAATTTGATATGTAAATATAATACAAATTCTCGACACGGTAAAACCTTTTACTAAAAAGTTATTAACAATTTTCTAAATAATTTTCTTAATAGTTCTAAAAATCCTACTTTTATAGTTTCTTTTTTAGGAGATTCCCCTAATTCATTTTCTGTGTAACTTACTCCTGGTTTCATATACTTTAAATTTAAAATGGTACTTCATCAACCATATCCATTCCACTTATTTTAAGCATCACGTTCATAGTTGCTTTAACATCTCCTTCGCAATATGTTTTTATTTTTTCAATATTACCATTCCAATACTCTTCGGTAGTGCTACTTGCCTCCATTATGGTTTTAGGAGATGGGATATTAAGAGTATCGCAAATCAAATCTAGCGATGCGCTATTCCAACCTGCAAATTTCCAAATTTCATAAGTATCTACAAGACAGTTTTCCCATGGCTTTTTCTTTTGGAAGTGAAATTGATGAGGTATATCAACTCCATTTACAATTGATCTTTTTATTAGATATGGAAAATCAAAGTTTTTAATATTATGTCCAATAAATTGAATTGAAGGATTTTGATTAAAAATAGCTTGAGCAGTTCCCATAAATTCTGTTAAAATTTCTTTTTCACTGCCTTTATAGAAAGAACGAATTTTTGAACTTATATAATTGTCTTGGAATTTAATTTGTCCCATAGAAATTACGATAACCTTGCTAAATTCTGGACTAAGAGCCGCCATGTGAGTATACATTTTAGCATCAGTAAGTTCTGCTAGATGTGATTCAGTATTTCTATGCTGTTCTGCTTTTTTTACCCAATGCTTTACGGCACCTGGTCTTTTAGTACAAAATTCTTCGTAAGTTGGGTATTCTGACGCGGTTTCAATGTCAATAAATAACATTGACTTTAATTGGGTAGTATTATACATTCTTTGAGTCGTTTAAATCTTTAAAAATCTTATAAATTGATATTGGGTATACACATTTCTTTACACTTCTATCTGACTTTTCATTCATCCAATAGTGTGGTACTCCATGTAGTTTAGTCAATGCGTCATTTAAAGAAACTAATTGACCATACATAAGACTCCCTGCAAATTTAAAATAGTAATTCTCACCAATCTTTGGTTTAACTACGTATATTTTCGGTTCTTTTATATTTTTTGCCATATACTAATTATACACAAAAAGATAAAAAAGTTTAAAGATGGGTAGTATCTACATGGTCATGCGACTGTCGAAGTATCATGTATCTATCATATGAAATGCTCATTTCAATCCATCCACCCGTAATAGATTTGGGTACTTCGTGATGGTCAATTATATAGTTTGGTGGGGTGGTAACTCTTTCTAATAAAAAATCCATCATTAAGTCAGATTCTCTATTATGAACCCATATTTTTACAAAAGTATTATTCATTTTCGTTATATATTATATTTGCTGCCATCTCTTCTTGATTAAATCTAGATGCTGTATTTAAAGGTGCCCATGGACATTCATCATACGCCCAGTCTTTTAATCCTAATTCTTCAAATCTATTTTTAATTTGCTCGTTATAATAATAACTTATTGTTCTTACTCGTCTTTGAATATCTGCTCTGGATAAATTGTGTGTGTTTTGTCCATTTGCATTATTGTATAAGAATTGAACATATCCTAATTTTGGTATTTTACAAGTTATTGCCTTTAAGAATGTTCTTACAACTAACTCGTAATCATCAGCTATTACAAGACTTCTATTATGTCCTCCAACTTCAAAATATGTAGATCGTCTCCATGCTCTTACGTGATTTGGTACACCAACTATATGTCTAATTGTTTTTGGATTAATATTTTGTTGATTAGAAACATTCATTATCTGTCCAGCGTACTCTTCTTTTCTATATGATCCGTATCCAAGTGCAAAGCCTTCGTCATACATTAAAGAATTCCAATTTTCATCAACCTCAAGAGTATCATTAAAAAAGAATCCGGCTTCTGGATGTTTTTTAGCTGCTTTATAGAGGTCTTCAGTACACCATGGAACTAGTAAATCATCATGGTCTAATTCAGCTAAAATAAAACCTTTAGCCATTGCACAGCATCTCCATTTTACTTCACCAATATTTCCACCACTTTTTTCTCTAAAATCATAAAGACGAACTCTTGGGTCTTTTGCTGCAATAGATTCCGCTATTTTTAATGTTTTACCACCATCTGTAGAATCATTTACTATTACCCATTCCCAGTTACCATACGTTTGATCTAATAGTGATTGATAGGTATTGAATAGTTTTTCACCAGTATTGTATATTGGGGTAAAGTATGAAATCATTGAACTATCTTCTAATCCATCCGGATTTAACATACTTTCCATTGAACATTGATATGCTGTTTGTCCAACATCTTCGACAGAAACTTCTCTGTTAATATTTAGCCATTTTCGTCTAAATTGAAGTGGCATATTTGCCATTTCCGGAAAATCTTCCCAAGATTTTCCTCTAGTTATGATAACGTCTGGTTTAAATGATGCTAGTATTGTGGCAACATCTCTATCGCTCTTTAAATACTTAATCTCTAGACTATCATCCTCGTAATATAGTATTTTAAGTGATTTTAATTCAGGCTCATCATCTCCAATGTATAATACTTTAGGAAGCTTTGCCTTTGAGTCTTTCTGTAAATAATTATAGTGTGATAGTATTGATGTAGTGAATGTAAACCATTCCGGATGGTCAGCATGGACAGCGCTTATAAGGATTCCATCTGCACGATAATCAGGCAAGTATGAGTATTCATATTCATTATAAACGTCAACACTAACAATATATTGTGCTAAATCGACTCCTTGAACTTTCATATATTCAGGAACTGCAATTCTATATATTAATTTAGTAAAGTCTTTTCCTGCAACATTTTGTGAAACTACATGGACTTTTTTGTCTGGATTCTCTAATGAAGTCTGCAGAACATATTCATAGAAACCTTCATGCATTATGTTATCATCATCTAAAAAATAAACCCAACCCTCTCTAAATTTTGAAATTATAGCAGAGCACTGGGGATATAACATTCCTATTGCATCACCCTTTTCAAAATGGTATGTTGTTGAATCATTTTTTAAATCACATAGTAATTCTGCATCGATATCTTTAAGATTTGCAGTGTCAAATACTATGTGCCAATTAATTTCGCATCCGCTTGGAATATTATTAAAAACAGATTCTTTAACAGTCTTTAAATTTTGCAGACGAGTAGCTCGAGTTATTATACTAATTTTCATACTAATTATATTAAAAAAATAAGATTAGTTTATATATTTTAGTACTTTTTAGATGCCATGTTTGATTCGATTAAAAAGCATACTCTTCATAATTGGTAACATACAATCAGCGTAAGGAGGAGGAGGGGTTTTAAATTTTGCATCAAACCTGAAAAAT